GACTACTATATAAACTATCACTACTGTGTATCTATTTCTTCAAAACTTTGAATATCGGTCGCATAGTAGATTTAATCAAGCTATTATGCTAGTGTGCATCATGACCGCTATTATCAGTACAGATAAAATAATCATTCTTAAATTTACTGCATTTCTATTGGACTTAATCCATACTCAATCCTGTGATAGTCCATGGCATCGTTTTACTTAAACACGATGACAAATAATCAGAAACCATTCCTCCAAGTACTCTATTTTTAAAAGTTGGAACACCTATAAATCTCTCTCTTGCACTATTATCTCCTATTTCACCAGTCTTAGACATTAAGGTGTATTGATAATCATTCTTGCTAATACCCCTAACTTTATAATCCTCCCAAGCTGCTAAATAATATTAATATTTTTTGTTGTCTTTATCTTTAACTTTAGCTAAGTATTTTTATATACTAGATTCTGTAAAACTGATAGGGTTATCTTTCATGTATTTGATTAACTTATAATATATAATATAACAAGGTAATGATTTAGTTTTCTTCAGATCTGGCAATAATTTTGGTGATAAATGTCTATTATAAAGAGCTGCTAACTAACTTAATAAGCAATTCCCAAAAGTCTTGACAGACCTTCCTACAGGTAGATTAACTCTGCAATATTCTTATACTACATTTTTACAAGTGCAAAATAAATCAGAAAAAATCATTTTTTTGACCAGATTAGTATTAGGCTCAGAAGCGACTTCTTTGTGTTTCAATGGAACAGGTCGCATAGTACCCAACTCATGTTAATATATTCCATAATTTCTTAAATTAGCTCGTCTCTCTATTATTTAATTCTTAAATATAACACAAATTATTAGAACTAGGGTGGCATAATATACACCGTGCACAATAGCTATTACTAAATAACTAATCACAACAATCAACAATAATATTTTGTGTGGCCAACCATACCACAATCTTTCATCTATCAACTTAATACGTATCCTAGCAGGTACATGTCTGCCGACTTAAATAGTTCCTATAATACTAGTGAAACCCACAATGATCTTGTATACTATCGGTGGTATATACTTATGCAAGTCGTGTTCGACTATGATCTCTATTGTTATACTAAGGATTATTAACAATAATATTAACAACATTTTAGTGTATGATTGCTTCTTATTTCCCATCGCTATTTCAAACTAATCCCAAGCATGTTTGCTAACAGGAGTTTTTGCACCTTATAAACTAATGTAAAACTTATCTTTTAGATTGTCTCTTAAATTGATGATACTGCTGATAGATGTGTTATATTATACTCTTAACTCTTGCTCTTAAATATCTACAACAGCAATACAATGTGTATCATACATCTGTAATACGTATAATTTAAATCCTTTATATTTCTCACTACCAATATACAGAAACCCATCGATCAACATTCCAACATTAATATTTAGACCATTAAACTATATATGATTTTTGTTTGTTATTTGATAATCAAGATAATATAACTCACCACATATCCTGTGTAATCTCTTCTGTTAAAGCCACTGCACTTCAGTAATTGAAGCATAAGGATCATATTTGCACTAAGAACAACAATAAAAGGGGGTCCTCGTATCATCATGGGAATATTTCTACTAATTATCTTCTAACTCTGCAATAACATCATTGAGCTACATCGTTGCCTTCTTACTCTCTAAAATCTATTATAT